ATCAGTGCTGACTCGCTCATGATGATGGCCTCCAAAAACAAAACACCCTGCGAAAGCGTAGCCCTCGCAGGGTGTGGGGGTGACCATCTCATTAACCCGGCGCGATGGCCGGGTTCAGGGTTTCGTGTGCGTTTCGCGTTACTTGTGCACTATGGGAAAAGTACGCGCAAAACCCCGTCATGTCAACATGATTATGCCGCCTCTTGATCTTTTTCCGCGTGGATCACCTGCCATAGCGGTTGTTGAGCCTGAATATCCACTTCCTTTATCACTTCTTTCAGGGATTCCCACAGGTCGAGCCAGTCACGCGTCCAGTTCTTTGGGTCAATGGTGACGCCGAAGAATGTCAGCATCTCAGCGGCTACCCGCGCCGGCCCCCACTCCGCAGCCCCGTGCACCTCCCCCTTGTACGATTGCAGGGCCAGAGTGACCAGGTATTGCGCCTTAACGCGCTTGGCCGAAGTCAGGTCTGGCAGCGCGGCCTTGGCGGTGATCAGCAGCACCGCATTCAGCAGGTGCCGCATGTTCATCGCCGGGTGGTACAGGTAGTGCCCGAACTGCTGCACCTGGAACGGAAGTGTGTCGATGGCGCGTAGCACTTTTCCGATCATAGCTAGGTGAGCAGCGCGGGCAGTGGACCTGCCCAGCGGCGTCCCGCGCGTTTCGCTGATGCTGATCTTCTGCCGCACAACCTGGATGCGTTCCTCCTTGTCATCCCCCAGTGCAGCGAACACGGCCTCGGCGCGGCGCATGCGCTGCCCCTTCTTGATCGGTGCCGACTGGGCTTTGTCGATGGCCACAGCGCTGATCGACGCGTTCGATTCGTGTTGTGCTTCGGTCCATACCTGCCTTGCGTTGATCAGCTTCATGCGGCTTCCCCTTTTTTCAGTTCTTTGGTCATTGCCCGGTACTTGGCCTTGATGGCCTTGATCTCTTCTACGGTGTACTTGCAAGGCGGGTGTAGTCCTTCCAGCCATGCCACCTTCTCGGCGCCGATACGCAGCACCAGGCGAATGCGGTACTCCACGGCATTGCCAGATAGGTTGCGGTTGCACTTCACGCACTGGCGGTGGATGTTCAGCGGCTCGAAGCGCAGTTCCGGGCAGGCGCCGACGGATCGGTAATGCCCAGCGTCCCACCGGCTGCCGGTCATGAGGTCGTTGTCGTTCGGCGTCGAGTCGCAGCTAATGCATGGCAGGCACGCGTCACGCAGGCGCACGTACTCGTTCACGGCGGCCTGGGCCTCGCGCAGATGATCCGCCCTGCTCTTCAGCTTCTCCTTGCGAACCTTTATATCGCGGCGCTCACGCTGGGCAATTGCCTTGCGGGCCCTATCTTGGTTCTTCGGTGCATCGAGGATTGCGCATGCAGGACTGCACACAGCCTGACCCAGGCGTAATGGGACGAATGACGCACCGCACGCCGTAACACGGCATTTCTTCGGTTTTGGTTGCTTGGCGATCATGCAGCCTCCTTGCTGAGTAGATCAGTGAAAACCACACCTTGGCCTGTGAAGTAGGCTGCGATGCGGTCGGTGTAATTGATGCCCTGGGCGCGGTTGAACAGGCTGGTCACCGGGAAGCCATCAGGGCCAAACAAATGGCACTCGCCCATCATGGCCAGCTTCGTTTCGTATGGCAGGTGACGCATCACGCGGTACCACTCGGCCTGGAACCCAGCGTCCTCGTTCAGCAGGATCTGCACGCCGAAGTGAAGCTTGCAGTACCGACGGGCATCCGCGGCGTCGCCGATCTGTGTCATTTCGGCGATTCGCTTGTACATCCCAAACCACAGCCGGTTCTGGTCGAGGGTGCGGTCCTTGCCCGGGCGCAGGGAGACCACCACAAACCTCTTGTCCCGGTACATGGTGGTCAGGCATGTGATGGCCTCAGTGAGCTTGGCTTGGCAGTTGACGCTGATCTTGTCGGTCATTGCGCCGCCCTCTTCTCTTCCAGTTCCTGCGCCTGCTTAATCAGCAGGGCTCGGCGATCAGCCAACTCATTGGCCGCTGCAATCCGGATCTCGTCCTTTCGCTCTTCGCTGGCCTTCCGCATTTCCAGCATCGAGCTCTTCACGATCTCCAGTTTTTGGCGAAGCACCGGCTCTGCCCGGGTGACGGCACCGGTGAGCAGACCTGCAATGGCACGACCATCCTCGGTGATCGGCTCAACGCTAAGGTCTGCCAGGTACTTCTGGGCGTATTCGTGGGGAATGCGCTTCAGCTCCATTGCCTTGGTCACAGCCTGGATGCGGCGGTTGGCGTCGAAGCCCACTGACACATGCCAGTTGACTGGTTTCGCATCCTCGCGGGCCTGGCCCACAAACCGCTGGTAGGCGTCGATGAAGGCCATGCGCGCGCCGATTTTGTCGCCGCCATCCAAGATGGGTTTCGCAGCGGCCAGGGCCAGCTGGATTTCGTCGGTCAGGACAACGGTTTCGTACTCGTCGTTGGTGGTCATGGCGATTGCCCATGCCTCGTCCTTCCCGGGGCGGCCGTCGGAGGTCTGGACGCGCTGCAGGATGTCAGCCATTGCCAGCTTGCCCTTCACTTCGAAGCGGCACGCTTTCAGCGCTGCTTTGACGACGGGGACCGGGTAGGAGCAAAGATCTTCGGCCATCATTGCGGCAGTGCCTGGGTTCATTTCCTGGCCCATGGCCTCGGCCGTTGCGCAGATTGCAGCGGCCAGTCCGGCAACCTGCTGGTCGTTCATTTCAGAGGTATTCATTGCGGTCACCTGCTTGGCGTTTGGCCAAAACCATCTGGGCGGCCTGCTCGGCTGCGGAAAGGTTTGCCTCAGTCCGTTCCATCTGGCGGGCGGTTGTGCCGTTGATGCGCTGTCCGGTCACCCACTGGGTGTGGTAGCTCTCGGCGTTGGCCAGCAGTTCGTTGAGGCTGTGGCACTTGCGCAAGACGGCGGCATCGCTGGTTTTCAGGAAGTGCGCGGCGACGTGATGGGCGACATCGGCACCGAGGCGGTCGACCAGTTGGCCGAGCTGGCCGCCCGCCTTGGCGTTCCACACCGGCCAGGCGCTGTAGCGCTTGCGGTAGGCCATGGCGTAGTTCGCCCAGACCTTGAAGGTTTTGCAGGTCTGGTCTTTGGGGCCAGGCATGTCGGCGGGAATCTCGACCCGTGGGGCATCGGTGCGATCAACCACCAGCACCAAGCCGCGGGACTGAGCCGGCACAACCTCGGCAGGAGCCGGGGGTGCAATTGGTTCAATGACCGGTTCTATGACTGGTTCAAGAGAGTTACTGATTCTGGGTGCAGCTGCTGCACTACCCCCTGGTGCAGGAGATTCACTAGGGGGTGAACCTGATGCACTACCCTGGTGAATCTGCTGCACCACCCCTGGTGCAGGAGGTGCACCACCACCGTCGAGGGTTAGGAAGTAAACGTTTGACGAATTCCCCTTTGGGCCACCCTTCCGGATTTCCTTGCGCAGCAATCCCGCGTCACACAAGGCTGTGATGTGGTTCATGACAGAGCGCTTGCTGATCTCGCACTGATCAGCAATGTGCTGATAGGACGGCCAGCACTCGCCTATGTCACTAGCGTTGTCGGCCAGCTTTATTAGCACCAGCTTGCGCAACGGATTTCCGACGCGAAGTTTCATCGCGGCGACCATAAGGCCCATGCTCATATCAAGCCTTCCCGACCTTTGCGGCCAATTCAAGAAAGCGATCCACGTACCAATGAGGCTGCGTCTCGCGGGGGCATTGAGGGCTGGTGAGGTTCTTGCCGTAGGCCATGCCCTTCTCGGTCACAGACCAGAAGTCCACCATTTCCTGCTTGGAGTTTTTGCGCTGGAGGACCTTGAGGAAGCCGTGGGCCTCAAGAGCAAGGTTGAAGGCGCGTGGCGTGATGGCAATGGCGTTATCTTTGATCAGGGCGGTAATGGCCTTCGTTGGCATGGAAGAACCGCCAGAGGCGTCGGGAGCGGCATCCACGGCGTAACCTGAGAGGAATTTGGCGTCTAGGCCGTTGTTGGCAGCGATCTTGGCGAGCATCAGCATCTTGCTGGAGGGCGCCGGCTTCAACAGGCGGTCGAAGCACTCAAGGATTGCCAGCTCGCCGACGATCTTGGAGCTGTTCGGGCCCTGGGCGGAAAACGAGCCGGTCTTGCGGACGCTCGGCAGCACCTGGCCCACCACCCACTCTTCGAACTTCTCGGCGGCCGGAAGCTTGGACTTCATCACCAGCCGGTACAGGTCCCGTTCTGGGATGATGGTCATGAAACCACCACCCTGTTTCGGGGTAGTGGTCGCGGCCTTGCAGTGACGGGCCACGGCGTTCTCCGGTTTGGAGTAGCCGAGGGCGTCAGCGACATCGCGGGCAACAAACCACGGATCTCCGAGCTTGTCGGTGATGACTCGGATCGCGGCGCCGTCGAAGTCGAACGGAATCACTGAGGAATTGCGCGCCACGTTTTCAGATTGCGAAAAACGTGGTGCGGGAATGTTGGGGCTATTGATCGTTTGGTTGGCTTGGTGCATGATTCGCTCCACAAGTTGTGTTGCTGTTGAAAAAGCCGGGATTGCGCCCCGGCTTTTTTGTGTCTGAAATTCAGGCGGCCTTTACCGATGCATCCATCACGTCCAGGCTCTGGCGAACGTGGTTGATCTCTTGGCGGATAAGGCTCTTCTCGAAGGTGCTTACGTGGTTGTCGTCCAGCGCTTCATGCACGGCGATGGTCAGGTCAGCTACCTCCTTCGCGACGTTGATCAGCGACTTGGTGAGCGCCTGAGGCTTCGGCTCGGTCTTTGCGACCAACTCAAAACCGAACTCCCCGGCAAGCGTGATCAGCGGGCGCATGTCTCCGGTGTGCAGCAATATCCCGAACAGATGCTCCACGGTCAGGTGGTGAGCTTCATTGTCCGGGTTTGCGCGCTGAAGCAGGCCAACGTGTGGAACACCCATCTTTGCAGCCAGGGATTTGGGCTCGTTGCCCTTCACTGCTGCCTGGCATGCATCCAAAAAGTCTTCCATTCGTAAAACCTCAAATTTGTTTCCGTGGCGCCCTGCCGATGCAGAAGCGATCATTTGCTCAATGGATCGGCGGACATGAGTGTCAGGCGGCCTGAGCCTTCTTTGCTGCCTTGAATCTGCCCTTGGAGAGAACCTGAATCTGGTACTGCCTGGATTCGGGAATCGTTTCTCCCCACATGGTCACTGCGCTTGGGCGGATACCCAGGGCCAGGGCCAGCTTTGTCTTGCTGCCGAAGAATTCGGCGACTTCATGCGTATTCATTGCGAATCCTCGTTCGAGCCTGCCCTAATTTAAGCATGCTTAAGTTATAGCATCAACGATGTTTTCTGCCTACTGCATGCTTAAATTCAGCTAGCTTAATATTGAGTCCATGGAAAGACACGAACGCATCGCCCGCGCCATACAGGTCAGCGGTAAAAAGAAAGGAGAAATTGCATCGCTTTGCGGCGTTGCAAATTCTGCCGTCACGCAGTGGATCACCGGCGAGAGCAAAAGCCTCAGGCCGGAGAACCTTTACGCACTGGCAAAAGCGACTGGATTCCGAGCTGAGTGGCTGGCTATAGGCGAGGGTGATGAGCGGGACACTTCCGAATCGAACGTCTCCCCCGCTGCGCAACCCACCAAATCATTCCGCTACCCAGTAATCAGCTGGGTTGCCGCCGGCGCCTGGGCAGAAGCTGTTGAGCCCTACCCAGCCGGATTCTCGGACAGCTATGAGTTCTCGGAGTACGACTCCAAGGGCACGGCGTTCTGGCTGAAGGTTAAAGGTGACTCGATGACGGCGCCCGCCGGCCAGAGCATCACCGAAGGCACTCTGATCCTTGTGGACACCGAGGCTGAGGTCGCACCAGGTAAGCTGGTCGTGGCCAAGCTCCCAGACAGCAACGAAGCCACTTTTAAGAAGCTGGTCAGCGATGGTGGTCGGCTGTTCTTAAAACCGCTGAATCCGAGCTACCCAATTGAGGCGGTAGACGAAAACTGCCGGATCGTTGGCGTAGTTGTCCAGGCGCTGCAGAAGTTTTACTGATGCCATCCGCCCTTGGAAAGCCATCGACCTCATGGCGAGAGCAGAGCTTCTGGAGCAAGGTGTGGACCTATGCTCTGCTGGCACTCATGGTGGTTTTCACAACCGAAGCTGGCATTTGGCCGGACGGCAGCTCATCCAACCGCAAGCGGGTATTCAGTCCTGGCTTCGTGGTGCTCTGCTTTTTCGTGGCTGTGGTTGAGCTGATAATGCTGAACCACTTCTATGGAGTGCGGATGAGGTGAGGGCGGGGCAAATCACGAGAGCTAAGCCTTAGCAGGTGCGGCGCGCGAGCTGCACGATGAACGGGCTGGCTCATCGGTGACGAATAGCTTTTAGAGTCCGTCTATGTCGCGTAGAGTCAGGCCCATGCTAGGTGTTTGTGTAATGTCTAAAGAAAGGTTTCGCACATGGAAGCGCTAATCAACCCAGAAATACTGAGATGGGCTCGTTCCAGGGCAAGAATCAGCGCGGGCACGCTTGCGAAAAGTATCGGGACAGCTGAGGACAATGTGCTTGCTTGGGAAGACGGAGCGAAACGGCCTTCCTTTAACCAAGCCATGAACTACGCGCATCATACCCACATCCCTTTTGGCTATTTGTATCTAGCAAAACCGCCTGTTGAAGACCTGCCTCTACCCGACCTTCGAACCGTTAACGGTCGAGAGCCAAGCTATAGTCTCGCTCTCAGAGACACAATCCGTTGGGCGATGGAACGACAAGATTGGTACCGTAGCTGGTTAACTTCCCAGGGATATGAGAAAAACGAAGTAGTTGGCATCCTAAGTATTAACGATGGAATTCCCGCAGTTGTGATTAGCATGCGGGAGAAGTTGGGAATACCTGAAATGCCAAAACGCGGAACTTTCGATGATTATTTTTCTAAGCTGGTTCAAAGCATAGAAAACATCGGAATTCTGGTTATGCGCAATAGTATTGTAAACAACAATACGAGTAGACCTCTATCGGTTGATGAATTTCGCGGCTTTGCGATGAGCGACGCTCTAGCTCCTGTAATATTCGTCAATACTGCCGATTGCCCCGAGGCCCGACTCTTCACTCTCATCCACGAGCTTACGCATATCTGGATTGGGAAGTCTGGCGTATCTGACGCAGAACCACAAACGCACAATAGAGAAGAGATATTCTGCAATGCAGTTGCCGCTGAACTGCTGGCGCCAGAACGTGAGTTTCGTATTGCCTGGAAGCATTTTGAGGATTGGAAAGATAACCTCCCTTTCATCACACGGACATTCCATGTCAGTGAGTGGGTGATTGCTAGGCGCGCATTGACGCTGGGGTTCATCAGCCAAGCTGATTACAGTAATTTCATTGGTGGCAAAATAGCAGCGCACAAAGCCAGAAATAAAGATGGAGCTCCGCCCTACTCGCGACTACAGACTGGACGAATCAGTAAAACTCTGGCCAAAGCCGTGGCGAGTGAGGCATTGAGTGGCCGTATGCTATTCAGGGATGCCTCTAGGCTGATGGGAATAAAGCCACACAAGATTTCTGAATATTCTAAGAAGGAACTTGGATTTTGAGCTACCTGCTAGATGCCAACTCTTATATACAAGCTAAAAACGCTCACTATCGAATGAATTTCTGTCCTGGCTTTTGGGATTGGCTCGATACGGCTTTTCAGCTAGGACAACTATCGAGCATTACCATGGTGTACAAGGAATTGTCCGATTATGGTGATGAGCTATCGGATTGGGTAAAGATACGTCAAGCGCAGTTCGATACAATTGACGACAAGGCTACTCAGGAGTTTTTCGGGCGAATTGCTGAGCATGTAATGAGTATGAAGCTCCCTACAGATCCTGAAAAGATTCGTTTCTTAGGTGGTGCAGATCCATGGTTAATTGCGAAAGCAGCCACGACCGGTAAAACCATTGTGACTCATGAGGTTTTAGCCCCCGACAATAGCAAAAAAATTAAAATCCCAAATATTTGCAAGGATTTTGATGTCAACTACATCACATCATTCGACCTACTAGACGTACTCCAGGCCAGGCTTGTTATCGAGAGGCCTTAGTTTTAATTTAGACTCCCCAAGCCCGGTCCCGCGCCGGGTTTCTTGTATCTGGCGGTTCCCCTGCCCTGCTATGGTGGCGCCCTCTGATCGCAATGGAAGCATCGAAGAATGGACTCATGGAAGACACTGGCGATAGCCCTACTGGCATCGGTCAGCACGCAGGCCGTATCAGGTGATGGCGCCAACCCTATCGCGGCTGCGATATTTCTCACAATTTCCGCGCCAACCATTTTAATTGGAGCGACCACATCTCTCACGACCGAGCCGCCTGAGATTTTCAAGTCAGCCAAGACTGACGCTCTGGCGTTCATTGGTTCGGATGGCGAGATTCGCGGCGCGGAGTTTGAGCAGGCATCCAGATACTACCAGTCGACCTATCCTTCTCCGCTCATGTCAGACATGCAGCTGGCCCAGGCGATAGCGACTTCGATCTGATATCGGTCATCAAGCTGGACGCTGTGAAGGGTTTCTTTCACAGTCAAGCGCTTATGGTTACCCCAGCTCCTAGCGATCATCCCTGAATTCATAGAATAAGCGCAACGCTTGAAACGAGAGGCAGAGAGCCAGCCACCGGTAGAATCCAGGCTCTCACACCGAAGGATTCAAGCGCAGA